GATCTGCCATTTTTTACTTTTATTTTAATCGGTTTTTTCTTTGTCCTCGCCAATGATCTTTTCTAATACTCTTACAACTCCTTGATCTTCTAAAATTGGTTGCGTTAATTTCTGCCCGTCTTCTTGTAGCTTTTTAATATCATCTTGTATTTTTTGTAAACTTGCTAAATTTGCATCAAGCCGAGTTTTTGCCGCTTGCAATTCGCTTTCTTGAGTTGTCATAAAGGTTTAATATGTCCTCGTAATATATGAACAATCTTTAACGCTGGCAAGTGTGGTCAAGATCCGGGGCTAGATGATTTATTAGCAACCAAAAAGGCTGTGTAATCAGCTTTAACCGTTCCAACATTCCACGCCGCCTCTGCAATAGCTTTTACATCAGCGTCTTCAGAACTCAAATCAGTTTCAAGCAAGGTGTTTTTATCTGCACCATCACCACCTTTAAGTATTCCGGGTGTTAACACTTTTCTAGTAAAGGAACGGGTCAATTCAACCCCATCCTCTTTTATGACCTTTGCGGATCTTATTTGTATATTCCATTTTCGAACGACCTCTATTTTGTCGTTCTCCAGAGTAGACGTTAAGGCCATTTAGGATTAATTCTCCAATTAAAACAGGTTTATGGCGTAGTTTATAGACGTGCTAACGGTCTAGGTTTAATCAGTCGGTTGTGTAAGTTATGCTAAAGGCTAGATAAGATCCTGAACTAATATTACTCATCCTTTCTGACGTTGCATCATCTCTTGAAGCATAAAGCGCAAGTTGAGTACTTCCGTTAGTAACCATCACTGAGTACCCAATACCATCAGAAGGGGTATCAATGTTATACAGACGTACAGCGCCGTTTGCATACCCTACATCTTGAGGCTGACCGCCAGATGTCCATGTGGCTTTAGGAGCAAAAGGCAGAGTTATCCCAAACCAACCTGAACCAGATTGAATGTGTATTTGTCCATGACAACATACCATGCTCCCAACTTTTGTATAACTGAAATATTGATATGCACCGGCAGCAGTCCCGAAGGTGTAATTATTGTTTGGATCATTAGCTACAGAATTTCCTTGTTCATAGTCGTCTAACAACTCACTTGTATCGCCTACTACATCGGAACTAGCACTAAAGTCAATACCTTTGCCAGCAGTTCCAACTACGAAATTGCCTTTAGACATGATATTGCCAGTAGTTCCATCAATAGAAGCTTGAATAACATTATTACCAGAACCCCCGTCATACCAATATGATTTTCCACCGTCGGCGTCGTAATTATCTTGTTTTGCTATATAACCATTAGAGTTATATGCGTAATAGGTATTACCCCAGAGCTTTATTTGAGGTGTATCCGCTTCTAGGTTTGCGCTCCCTGTATAAAAACGAAGATCCATATTTCCCGAGGTGTCTATTGCTTCGCATCTCATACCCGCATAATGAGGCTGAGAACCAGCACTATCTATATTTTTAAAAGCAATCGCCCCAATATGTGCGCCTGCACCTACATTCCCCGAAGCACTATTTCCAATAATAAGATCGCCACCGTCTCCGCCGGATATTTCTAAAACTTTTGCTAAATTATGGATTCTAGTTGGTGTTGTCATGCCAATTCCAACAGTATTATCGCCAGCGTTTACACAAAATAAATTTGCATCTGTATCACCTTCAATCCTAAAATCAACATCGGCGCCGCTTTCATTAAAAACAGTCGTAGATCCTAGTTCAAGCCGTTCTGTTCCACCTGTTGAAATATTAAATGTATCAGCAGCGCTTGACCATATACCCGTATTTAAATCATCTCTAAACCCTAGTCCAGGACTGGATTCTGTGCCGTCCTCTATTGTTAAAGTCCCGTCAAGTTGAAATAATTCTATCCATGCGTTATTAGCTGCGTTTCTAATTTTTAGGGTTCCGCTGCTAGTATCAGCCCAATATTGATAAGCATATTTTGTTCCTGGTTCCGTACCGTTAGAGTTATTACTGACAATCGCCGCTAATGCGTTATTTAAGTCTGTACGAAAACTAGAACCCGATTGGTTAGCTAAAACATAATCGTGAGTCGCCATTGTTTGCTATGTCGCCTTAATATGCTTTCAGTTTAGACAGTCATAGCAAGATTAGTATTTTTAAGCGCCCTCGGCTCCATAACCGTTTGCTTGATATGAAAAACTTTTATCTAAGCTAGACCCGCTTGAATTTTTAAAATGAACTGTAAAACCTGTTCTTGTCTCATTACTAATTTCGTAATAGTCACCCGTAGCAAGATCTTTAGCCGTAATTCCTAGTTTTGGTGTTTGATAAAAAGCTTTTGGATATAAAACATTTTTAGCCCCTGCCCCTGCCCCTGCATCTAAAGCCGCGCTTTCTGTCCTGTTCTCAAATTGCAGGGTGTATCCTAATTCATCAACAATTGGGGTCTGGTCAACAGTCGTGCTTGTTAGGTCTACTTTAAATTGAAAAACGCGCCCGGTATATCTGCCTGATTCCATCGGAGTCCATACCCCGAAAACTTGCGAGTCCTCTTGTAATACGTCGTCGCCATCTTCTAAAAGGATTTTATCTGAATCTTCAGTGATTACATCGTCAATACTTGGCGCGGTATTGCTCTTTCTAAAAAATACATTTGCTGTTGTTTCATCTGCTAACGCTCCATCAAAATCACTCCATTTATCTATATTTGTTGCACGATCATCGATTGTATCGTTTGGAAGCAACCCCCTAGTTGTTAATTTCCTTTTGAAAATTACAGAATATATTCCACCTAAATCAACGACGTTATTAAAATAATAAGTTCCCGAAGTGTTTAATGTTCCAAGGAAATCTATTGATCCCCAAGTGTCAATATCTGCGGTGTGGTCATCCCATAAATCTGTACCATCTAAAACTAAAGCGTCATATTCATCTGAATAAGAAACATTATATTTTTGGCCTTGAAATGGTGGGGTGTCTGTATCTTCTCTTCTTACTGTTTGATTTAATCTTGGTAACGCATCAGGTAAATCTATTATTGCGCTTACTTCATTACTACTTTTATTTCCTAGCTGATCTTTAAACTTAACCATATATTCACCCTCTAATAAATCTAAAACAACTGAGTCTGTATTTGCTTGTACTTCCCTTAATAGTGTTGAATCTGCCCATGTTCCGGTACCATCAGTTTTATTTGAATGACGAATAATTGAGATTAAATCTGAGCTATTACCTCCCCATGTCGTTGGGATTGACCATCTAAATGTGACCTCATCTTTACTAGAAGCCTGAACGCTGACATTAACAGGGTCAGGAGGTAAAAGAACAGGGGTTGGATCATCACCGCCACCACCTGAACCCGGAGAAGGAACAGTAATCGTTTGAGATGTCCAAGGCGATGTTTTGCGAACTGGGGCAGGCCCAACGGCTCGAACTTCAAAAGTTAATTGTGTACCAGATGCCAAACTATCAATCTCAAAAATAGTATTAGTAGTTGATGTTGTTGTATAACTACCGCCGCCTATTTTGTATCGAATATCAAAAAGAATGCTTGAGCCGTTTGTTCCTCTTGTCCAGTTCCATGTAATTCTATTAATTGTATTATTATTAATTCTAACTTCAGCAAATGCCCAACCTAAACCAGCAATTGCAGTTGGCGGTTCGTCGAATGTTGTTACATCTTCATACTCAAGAGCTGTTCCACTGTCAGCCGTTGAATAAATCGAATCATTAAATTCTGTTCCTGTAATTGAATATGTTCCATCTTTATTGTCATCAACAGAAAGACACCTGAATTTTTGTTCAACAAAAGCAGTCGAACGAATCGACCAAACGCTTTGAGCTTGAGGCGCGGCTGAAAATGGCGTTAAAAGTGTATAGACATTACCGTTTCTTTTCCATATATAATTTGTTTCCGTATCTCCATCAGGCATTACACAAGTTAATTGAGGATTTACAAAATCACTTTCTGTTGACCAATAACTTTGATCGACTGTTATTTCTGTAGTAGAAGCCGAAGTAACACGACCCGAAGCTCTCACGCCTTGTTTCATTTCATCAGAAACCGCGAAAACTTGCCCCGGAAAAACCGCGACGCCTTCTAATCCAGTTGAAAAACTTATAACGGCTTGATCTAATTCCTCCGCCGCCATCATCCAACGCCCCAACCTTTGCGCTTGATATTTTGAAGTACACCCAAAAGCAACTATCTCTTTCGTTTGATACCCGTATTTAGTAATTAGGTCGTAATCTTCTACAACAACGAAATTAGGTTTATAGAAATTATCTGGGTCGTTGTATCGAACACGTATAGAAGTACTTCTAGTTTTTAACGATGAACCCGCGTAATTAAATAAACCATCAGTAACATTTGAATTGTTATAAAGATGAACGGGTGAGACGTCGGAACCGTCTAAATTTCCATGATCTCCCGTGACTTGTATTGTATTACTTGCCCAATAGGTCATGCCCCTGAACGTACTTGCTAAATCTCTAACAACTGAATAGGCATCAGCCCGATTACCTACAACTGTATTAATTGCAAACCTTGGTTCTTGTGTTCCGTCTGGGGTGGTAATTAATTGATTTGCATATTGCGCCAACGGGTATAAATCAACCCAATTTAAAGAAGACGACGCTATAAAATCACCCGCCCCCCATACTTTATTCGTAAGCATTGCATAGAAAATGCAAACGGGGCACGTAGTCCAACGAGTAACTAAAGACCCGTCAAAAGCCAAACCAGAAATAAATTCCAGGCTTCCATCTTCTCTAACATGCGTATTATGTGGAACCTCAACTTTTACCCCGCGTATTAAATAAGCTCTAGTTGGAATAGATGTGAATTGCTTTGTTGAAAGACTTAAACCAACACAAGCCGTATAAGGGTAAGCACTTCTTAGCTCTTGCTTTTCTATAATGCTTGTCCAAAAAACCCGATTACCTCTACTTGTTGCTAATGGTGTTGTTGATGAAACCTCGTCAAAATCTGTATAGCTTATTTCAAAATCATCCTCGCCATTTGCTTTCTTAAATACTTTGATATTCCACGGGCCAACTCCGGGTAATTGGATTTTTGGCGTTTTGACTTGATAATCAGTTGTACTTATTCCCGTAATATCTCGATGATAAACCTGTGAATAACTCCCACCTTGAGGTTGCACATAAACAAACAAACGAACAGTCGCGTTAAATAATTGGCCCTTTGCTAATCCTTCTTGCGCTGTTGAAAATAATGCAGGTATAGAAAATAAAACATGGAACGACTCAACATCTGTATCTGTTATTTGCCTTACAACTTGCCCCTGCCCGTAATCTCTAGATGAAACCTCATTACTAGAATTAAGTGTTTCACTATAATTTGAACCAACTTCTGCATTTACGGTTGCAACTGTTGATGTGCCGTCGTCTAGATAACCACTTAATCTTGATTGCGTGGCTGTTCCAAGTCTGAAATCCCAACCAACAGAATTACTATCGAAATTTCTTGTTCCGTCACTTGCCTTTATTGGTGTTTCATCTAAATAAATACCTTTTTCAGAATTAACCAATCCTTCGATTGTACCCTCACAAAGAAGATCAATTATTTTAATAGTGGAAGTAGAATTTAAGCCCATTTAATTAAACCTCAAGGATTTACAAAGTAATAACCAACTTGAAGCACTTCTAAAGTATTTACATTTAAGTTAGCGCTATAATCTACCGGCTCAACATAAACTAAATAATTATCTTTATGCTCAATTTTTCCATAAGTAAACCAATGAACCCATGAATAAGATTGCGAACCCGACATTAAACCCTGCGCCGTTACTTGTATCGTTGCAACATCGGGGGTACTGCTTAAATCTCTATTTTCTACAATGATTTTAAACGTAACAAATCCATCAACTTTTGTACTGCCTGCCCCTGCAATTTCGTCATATAATCCATTATTTAACCTAAAAGCAATTTGAAATTTTGCAACATCAGTTGCACCGCTAAATTCACCCGGTATATTTCCGCCTACTACTTGCTGCCTTGTATTACTTGTTAAATTTAATTGATGCGGCGCGGCTAGATATTTTGTTGTTGAACCTCCAATGATCGAATTAACATCAGAAGCACTTAACGACCTTGATTTAATACCAGACGTTTCTTTAAAAACAGAATCTAACTTTTCGCCTTGTATTCTCATCGTATCGGGGGAAGGCGTTTTAATCCATTCGTTCAAAGGGTCTGATTCATCTGTGATTTGCATGTCTGCGCTTACGATATGACTTCCTATTAAAGCCTTACCAAAAACCACGGGGATTGTTGCACCAGCTCCAACGCTATTAATTGCGCCTCGATATGCGTAAGATTGACGACCATCGGAACCCCTAACAATCGAACCCGGCCCTCTATCAAATGAAGTATCACCCGCTGTAAACTTTGGCGCTTCTTGCGGTTGAGGTGACAACATTTGACTAATACCGCCAAGAGTTAACGCGATTCCAATATTTCCACCGATTGCAATAGCCGCAGTTAAGGCACCTGAACCAGCACCCGCAGCAAAGCCAGTTACTCCCAACGAAACGCCACCTGTATAAACAGCTAAACCAATTAAAGCAACACCTAAAACAATCCTTCCAGCGTTGCCACTACCAGCAATAACAGGCGCAATAATTAAATCTTTGCTCCCAAACGGAAGCATCATGTCTTTTAACTCAAATTCTGTTTCCGATTGAATAACTTTATATCCAACGCCTCTTTCACCTGATTCAATTAATTCTCTTGAAAATTCAGGGTAATTAATACATAAAAGCCTAATGGCATCAACAGGCGTTCTTAAGTTGTGATACTCATGCACCGGGCCAAATTTTTCTCCTAATTCATCTAGGAGTAACACCCGTTGCATATCTAAAAACTGCCTCTGTTCTCTCTACATAGTAGAACCTATAAACCTCTACGCATGAAAGAGAATTTTGCTTTTGATGCAAGATCATTTCATTAGGTAGCAATATTGCCGCGTGCATTGCTGTTTTTGTTCCTAGACGCATTACCAGTACATCATTCGGTAATCTTTGATTGATTGGGATTTGTTGAAAACCTTTTTTTGGTAATTGATCTAAAAATATACTGTCGCAAGTTTGTAAATCTTTGGGCCTTTCATATTCAGGAAGTTCAACGCCTAATAATTTAAAATAGTTTCTAACTAAACCGAAACAGTCACTTTTTCCATATTCCCAATTTAAACCGACTAAGGATTGATAGTTAACCATTCATCTTTAGGTGTCAAATAAATATGCCAGTTGATCTTTGTGCGTGAACAAGCCTTTTGATCCGCCGGGCTTTCTTTTCCTCCCTTCGGGTGTGAATGAATAATCGCCTCAATCTTTCCATTTGATCGTGCCTTTACATAATCTCTAGCCTCAAGAATAAAATCATTTTCAGGCTTGTCTGCTACGTTTCGACATCTGAAATATTTTCCATTAACAACAACACCGCACGCCTCTTTTGGGTGTTCCTCTAATGCGTGTTTTTTAGCGTCA